ATTTAAACCACTTGTTTTCAAAAATATTATTTATATTATTGGTTTCATATTTTCTACTAACATTTCTTTGTAAATGTTTTAATTTATTTTTAAGTGATTTTAATCTATTTGTTTTATTAATATTATTAAAAACAAGTTTTTCATTATTATAAGATACAACAGCTAAATCTTTAACACCTAAATCAATTCCCATTGAATTATTAGTAAGTTTTTGCACTTGATTATTGTGTTCCATACCAAAACTCAAAATCCATTTATTATTTTCGTATTTTATTCTTGGATTTGTAAATTTACACACATTTCTTCCTTGTGGTAAATTATAATTAGTTTGGTATTTTACTTTACCAATTTTTTCAATATTAACAACTAAACTATTAAAATATATACAATCTGTTCTTACTGGAAATTTTATTTTGCATTTATTTTTCTTTTTAAATTTTGGTTTTCTATTTTGTTTTTTAAAAAATCTTTTATAAGCATCATCAAGATCAAGTATCGTATTGTTTAATGTTTGAGCGGAAATATCATTTAACCAAGAATATTTATCTTGTTTTTTTATTTGAGTAACTACTTTTTTTAAATCATATCCACTTAAATGTTTTTGATTATTTTTAAATAAATTTTCTTGATATGCTAAACCAAAATTCCAAATAAATCTACTACAGTTTGCATGTTTCCATAATAATTCTTGTTGTTGTTCATTGGGAAGTAATCTAATTTTAAAGGATCTTATCATATCTTATACCTCCTTTCTCGTAAAAAGTAAGTATATAAAAATAGTGGTAATTTATTGTCACGAGCAATAAAAACGGGAGCTAACCGCTGTCCCACTAATTTTTTAAAATTTTATATATTTTATAACTCTTAAATAAATTTTATGCATATTCAACAAGATTCGTTAATTCTTGCCAGTTCTCAAAGGATTATAATCCTTATGAACTTCTCATATTTTCATATGAGCGTAGACTATATCATCACCTAATCGATGTCCTCCGCTGTCCTTACGATTTTAAGGCACATAGTCGTTGAACTTTATCCTATTCGGATCTTAGCTGCTGATTGTCGATTTTTAAGCACTTAGGATTTAACCTTATGCAATACACATTAGTTTTTTCTGCTTTCGCCACATTCACGCTTGGTTTTATTTCATACCTACGTTGTAGTCAATGTGTCTTTACGAGTTTCCAGCAATTCAAAGGATTTTGGCGTTTATATAAAACGCACTCCATGCTCTTTATAAACATGGGAGGCTGTCAACAATTTTTTAAGTTAACAAAATTATAAATATTTATAACTTCTTATAACTTATTTGTAACTGTTAGTTACCTCTTCTAACTGACGTTCAAAGTCATGTGGTAAAATACCTAATGAACTTGAAATGAGATGAGGGAGAAGTATTCCTTTATCCATTAAAGTCATAGCATCTTCTAATCTCTTTTTTTTATTAATATCAAATTCTGTGCCAACAAGTTTAAATTTAAAACGAAAAGTTTTTAATCGTTTATTTATATGATAATTTAAAAAATCTTCAAAGTATGAATATAAACTTGTTAACATATATTCATCAACATTTATAGATAATTGAGATTCAATATTTGTTTGTTTATCTAAACTAAATATTAAACGACTATTTATACCACTCATAGCAGAAGTAGTCTTAGTATATTCTTGAAGTATTTGCTTATCTGTACCATCAAAATCAAGAGCTTTTAAATCATCAAACGGAACCCCAGAAACCTTTATAGCATCACTAAGTCCTTGTTTTAATAATCCTAAAAACTTACCCATTACTTCTGGAGATACAGCCAATTGATCTTTTACTGAACCAGATTTTGCATCTTTTATTAATGGTATTAAACCAACCATAACTTTTTGTGCTTGAAGCATATAAATATTTGTTTGTAATTTTCTAACCAAAGGTTTTAGCACTATATCACTAAATAATGGTGATAAAAAAGGCACTTCTGTAATTACATCAGGATTAAATTTCCATGCCCAATACCCATCTTTAGGAGAAACTTGATACCAATATATAAAAGAACCATCTCTATTACTTATTGAACTGGCAGGATTATAATTTTGACTTTTGTTATTAATCCATTTAGAATAAATTTCTTTCATAGAATCAGGATACATATCTAAAGAAACTCCTGGTTGCATAAACCAGTATAAATTGAATGAAAATAAAGTACCATAATCCCAATAACCATCAACTTTACAATAATTTCTAGGCAATTCTTGAAGTAAATATTTTTCACCATCTTCACGTAAGATGGAATAAAAAGATTCTTGTCTAACTAATTGTCTCATAACCTTCTTGAATTCTTTTTTTATATTAAATTTATCTAAGAAATCATATATTTTTTGTTCATCTTTTTTATAAGAAGGTGATGTATAATCTTTATATTTTGCATTTATACATGTCCATGTTAAATCAAATGATAACATATTACCTAAATAATAGAGCATACGTTTATACATCATATCAGTCAATTCAAAAAATTCACTGAATCCAACTAAATTATCTTCATTATCTTTGGGTTTAAATAATGCTTTATCAATTGAATCCTGTGTTGCTGCTAAAGGATTCATATTGATATCTTGCAATCTTTGATTAACTAATTGTGGATTGTATATATTTCCATATGTCGAAGTTATATTTTTAGCAAATTCAATAACATCCCAAACTTCATTTTCTGATAATTGGTTTAGTGTGTTTGAAGTATTATTTTTTTTTGATTTAGTACGAGGCAATATGTGTTACCTCCTTTCTTTGTTTGTTGTGTAGAATTTATATTAAAAATCAATAAGATAACGTGAAAGATATTCAAAATCATCAGTGTCATCTTTCGGAACTCTTAATTTTGCTTCCAATTCTTTAATATAGAAAAGCGGATATGAGAGACTGCTATAACGATCCTTCCTCTGTCCCGCTGGTTCAGTTAATTTTATAAAACCATTTTTCACTTCCATTTCTAAATTGATCATTTCATGAATAAGTCTTGTAGTTTGAAAATAAGAAGCGATCATTCTATTTGTTTCATCATTATCAAATTTAAGTGAATCTTTATTATCAAATAAATAATCTCTACCTTCTATTTCAGAACATAATAATTTTATTTTTTTCTTTTCAAATTGTGTTTTTGTATAAGTAGCCATTTCGTGATTTGTTTGACTACCATTAATACCAGCTACCTTAATAGAATAAATTAAAGGAACAGCATTTTTATCATATGCTCTTTCTTGCATTTTATCATCATTCATAGCACACCATGCAGGGTATTCAATACCTCTATTATTATCTAAAGTTATTTTAGTAATTTCATCATAAATAGAAATACCATTTCCTTGCGTGTCCATTACACAATAATCACAATCTAAGTCATAAAAAATTTGTTTTAATCTCAATCCTTGAATTGTAGAATGTTGACCTTCCATTGTTTCTATATATTCAACCGTTTTTACATATTCATTACCACTAGGTAAACAACGTATAAAAGTGAATACAGTTGCATCATTTAATCTACCACCAACTAAAGCACAATCAACTCCAAGAATTCTAATCTCATTTGATTTTTTAGACTTATAAAATTTATTTTTTTTCTTTTCTCCTTTATATTGTATATACTCTGCATCAGTCATTGGGAGAAATGGTTTATTAATTTCCCTGCTTTTATTTAAATCTTCATATTTGAAATATGCTTTTTCAGATTCACCAAAAAACATTGTTTCCATTTCCATTTCCCATGAGAGATTATCGAAATCTTCTTCTTGCATTTCATCTAAAACTTGCTCTTTCATTAAAAGACCTTCCTTAACTGATAATTGATAAGGAAGACCACATAAAAAATATTTTTTACCTTTTATAAATAATTTAAAAAATGATTGAAATCTACTCCAAGCCCAATGGTACTTAAACCACGCAGAACTCAAATATATCTCCTGATTTCTTTCTTGTAAATGTTTGTATTGTGGTTTTTTTAAATACCCTGGTTGTCTTGGAGTACCTAAAAATCTACGCAAAACTCTTGTTAATATATCAATATCAATAATCCGAAATTCGTCATAAACATTTATGTGACTCCTGGCACTTCTCGCTCGATCATTACTTGCAACAATTTTAATCCAACTGCCGTTTCTAAACAGTACATTAGGATCATCTGTATTCATAGAAGTTGATATTTTTTCAATCTCACGTTTTAAGTTTGGTGAATTCATCATTATTTCAGGTATTTTTTCAGTAACAATTTTCATTGCCTGAGATTTACTTCCACTCGCTACTGTAATTTTAGTTCCAGGCATAAGCACACAACGACAAATACAAAATATTGCAGTTAACCAAGTTTTACCTTGAGAACGTGCAGCAATATACATAACATATACATAATGAAACATCATATAAAGTAAAATTGCTTGAAATGGTTTTAATTGTATATTTAAATAATCCTTACAAAATCTTTGAGGGTTTGCACGATAAAATGAAGTCCATTTTGCTACTCCATTCATTAATCTTTCAGATTTCGTATATTTTTCATTAGACTTATTAAAATTTGAGCCTTTAAATCCTAAAGATTTAGATGAAAATTTATTTCTAATTACTTGAAAAAATCCCATGATTATTCACCTTCTTCATCTAAAACAAGTTCTTCAGAAGGCATTTCTACTCTTAATCTTGCCATTTCTTCTTCATATTCTCTTGAATATTCATTATTCATACCAAGCATTTTACATAAATGACCTAAGAACCACACTCTAATATATTTACCAATACCATCAACATCTTTCCATTCTTCATCTGGTTCAGGAATAGGTTCTTCATTTTCCCATTTTTTTATCAAAATTCCTAAAGTTGCTTGATCTGTTGCATTTGCTCCTGTTTCTTGATTTGGTTTTATATTTGCCGAACCTAATAATTCTTGTAAATTTTTAAGATGTTTGCTTACATCATCGCCTGTTGCTCTTTTTATTCTAATTTCTAAACTCTCAAAAGCAGCTTGTTTCAATAATTCTTCCATTGCTGGAGTTTCACATTCATAACTATTAATATATTCGTAATATTTATTAGTTAAATATTCATAATCTTTTTTCTCAAATCTTTCACTATACCCCCAAAATTTTATTATATCATCTGTTAATTCAAAATCACTATCATCTGAATCAATATTTTCTTTATTAGATTTTTTATCGTCTTTATCTCCAAAATAATCACTATTTTTAAATCTAAAAGATGTCATTCCATTTTGTTTAGCAGTTGAACTAAGTTTACTTTTATAATACCCGAAAACCGCATTTGCATCTTTGCCATTATTTAATAACTTTTCAATATGACTTTGTGTCCCTCTAAGTGCTTCTCTACTAAAACGAATATCTAAATCTTCACATGTTAAATATAATGCTTTTTCTATATTATTGTATATTGAAAAATATTGATTGTATATTTCATTACAATGTATTTTACAAATACTCATGTAACTATTTATATCTAAAAAAGGATTTGTCGCTTCGTAAAATTTATCAAGAGGAAGAAGTTTTCCACATTTTCTACAATAACCTTCTCCAGACACCACTTTAGGTTGTTTAGGTGTCTTTGTTGTTCTTGGCATCTGGTTAATTCACTCCTTTTATTCAAATATTTTAATAAAATCTTGTTTTCGTACCGATTTCCCAACACACAATAAAACCCACCTAACTTAATAGATGGATTATTTTCTATGTTGATTTATTTTACAAACCAGCCACTTGTTAGTCGCATACTGGTCAGCGACAAACTTAACAAATCCGTTATATTTTCAGTTGCATACGGATTAGCAACAAATTTATTAAATTTAAACCTCATCTACAAACTTCTTAATATATTCCTTACAATCCTCATATCCAATTCCTTTGCCAATCATAAGAAATTCATAAAGTATATTTCTCAATTCACACCCACAAGTACACTCAATGTTTTCAATCTTATCAGCATACTCTTCAATAAGTTTTATATCATTACATAATTCATCTGGAATCTCGCATTCTTCACAATTATTATTGCATACTATTTCTTTAATTTCATCTTCACACTCTTCGCAATCTCCACATTCACAACATTCATCAGTACCTTCATATTTACAGTTGTTACAATCTTCATCTAAACTAACACTTACCCAATTCCAACTTCCATTTACACCCATTAACTTATCAAAAACAACATTTACATCCATATTAATATCACAAATATAATAATCTACATATTCATCCTCAACATAGTGTAATTTATATTCTCCTGTGATTCCCCTAGCATCTTCACAAAAGAAATTAATATTATCATCTTCAAAATAAATAGTAATATAATAGTCTAGTATCTCATCATTTATCTCCATGTCTTCATCCATTATATTATATTCATTTAATACATAATCACAAATTGCTTCTGCTAGATTCTTATTTGTGACAAATAGGCAGTTTGTTTCAGTTGAAAAATGGTCATCAATTATATCTGCAATGTCAGAGAATGATAGGGAAGTGGTAGTTGTTTTTGTAATTGTTTTCATATTTTTAATTTTCTCCTTTGAATTTATAATTTTATTATATTATTATATAAACCTTTTTTATAATCTTCTACAAATTTATAAAATTGTTTTTTATTATTATCTTTTAATCCATAAATTTTATGAAATAAATCATGTAATTCAGGAAGAATAGGTATTCCCCATTTACCTTTATGTTTATCTAAAAATAAATCTGCAATCTTTTTTATTTCATCTTCATTGTAATCTTCAACCTTATTTCTAATATCAAGTTTTAATTTTTTCAAAATATCTTTTACTATTTTATTAAAATTATATAAATGATGTACTTCTAGAGTAGCATTTTTACCAGTTATATAACATTTATAATTGTATTCTTTTAATTTTTCATCTATTAAAGGACGTAATAATCCTCTTAAATAATTATTTAATGCACTTATTCCACCTTGATAATTATAATGTGTACTTCCTGAATTCTTTTCAATACCACATTGTCTACATCTTCTTCCTATATCAAACTTTACTTTTGTTATTGTTTGAATAATATTTGGATGTTTTATACAAATATATTCTATTTTAGTAGTATTATCATATTTTACATTATATTCACTTGACATTAGTTTGATCCCTCCTAACGAATCACCTAATTTTTACAAAATAAAAGAAGAGTGGTCTAGGAATACCACTCTTATTAGTAATTAATTAAGTGTCGACTCTTAATTAATACCTATCTTTTAATTATATTTTCAATTTAAAACAATTCCTCAATGTTGTTTACGATACGCTGTGCAACACCATAATTAATCAAGTCTTCAGCCTGAAACCACCAATCCTCACGATACCTTTTATCATATTCTTCTTCAGTTATCTTTGTTTTACTAAGCACATATTTTTTTAATCTCTTTTCTAGTCCTTTAGTAAAATCACTATAATCAAGTAATTTATCTGTATTATTATAAGTGCCAGTATTTCCTGAATGAAGCAACCCACTTGTATGTTCTAATATTAATCTCTCATGACCTGCACACATTAAAAGAAAACCACTACTATAAACTTTTCCAAGGCCAACAGTTATTATTTTAGTCTTACTTAAAGATATAATAGAAATCATTTCTAATACCGAGTTTACGCAACCACCGTCAGAATTTATAAAAATTCTAATTGGTACTTTTTCTGATTCATTTTTATTTTTATCTTCTAAATTCCATTTTATAATTTTCATAGATGCATCAACCAAATATTCATCAATTTCATTATTCCAATAGATAATTCTTTTAGAGAGGTTGTTATAATGTTCTAAGAGGTCAATTTCCGGTAATACTCCTCTAGTTAAATCTTTTACTTCATCAGTATCATATAATGTAAAAGTTTCAAAATCTTTAATTGGCATAATATCACACTATTAACCTTTCATTATTTAATAATTTTTTACATAATATATTTTCTATATCATTAAACTCCCAATAAGGAATACGGAAAAGAGATATATCATTTTGTTGACAATACATATTTTTAATATTATCATTAATTTTAGTTTCTTTAAAATTTTCTATTGCTTTTTCCATAGATATACCACCAAAACATACAGGTCTAAAATGTTGTTCACCATCATATTCAATTAAACATATTAAATTATTTTTGTCATCAAATATGGCAAAATCAAATGGCAATGGATTTATATTTCTACAATCATCAAACTTATATTGGTATTCAAATATAATTTTATGCTCTAATAAAAATTGTCTAATTTTTAATTCGCCTTTTGAAATACTAAAAGAACATTTTTTACATGTTCTCTGAAAACCACTTTTAAATTCATGAAAATTTGTAGAAAATATTTCTCCACATTTACATTGTATATCAATATTAATTCTGGAATTTATATATTCATTTTCTGGAGTAATAAGTTTACATTCAGAAAAACTTTCTATTTCAATAAATTTTTTTATTTCATTATATGGTATAGTATGTAATTCTACAATACTTCTTCTGTAGCATAAATTACATCTTCTAACTCCTTGATGTTTAAAATTTATGAAACTTGCTTGAAATACTTCACCACATGAACATCGTATATTTAATTGTTGAGATGTATTTTTATAATTATTCATTGTAGTTAATAATGTGCAATTATTATTTGATATAAATTCATTAACTTCATTATAAGGAATTTTGTACGTTTGTCCTTTATTTTTAAAACCACATTCATTGCATTGTTTTTTATTAGCAAATTTAAATTGAGCAAAAGTAGTTTCAAAAACATTCCCACAAGCACATTTTATTTTTAATGAACTTTCATTATTTAAGTATTCTCCATCTATATAAGTACATCCATTTCCAGTATCTTTACTATTTATATAATTAATTATATATGTAATATCTTCTTTAAATAAATTTCTTAATTTATTTTTTGTGCATTCATTGCAACAAATTTTTTGTTGACTTTTAAATTGGTTAAAAGAACATTTATATGTATTTCCACAACTACATTTAATATCTAATTTTTCTTTTTTATTAAT